CCCAGAAGGTCATGGACACCATCAACACTCAGGTCACCAACGCTAACTACAGCGTGTCGACTGTCTCTGGTGCCGCCCTCTCGTACCTCGAACTCGTTGGAGTCCAGAAGACCCTCGACGACGCCAAGGCTCCTAGCCCTCGCTACGCCGTTCTGAACAGCACCTACATCTCTGACCTCCGTCAGGATACCACGATCGTTGGCAACAACGTCCTCGGTGCCTCCATCATCCGTGATGGCGACCTCGGCATCATCGCCGGTGCCCGCATCTACCAGTTCGCCAACCTCGCTACCAACTCCGAAAACTTGGCCGGCTGGGTTGCAGGACCTGACGCAATCGCGTTCGCCTCGGCCTTGCCTGACTCTGACGGCATCCCCGGATTCGAAGTCGCTAACGCTGTCGACGCTGGCACGGGTCTCGGTGTTCAGGTGCTCGTCGGCATGGAGCAGAGCGGCTATCTCAACGTCACTTGTACGCTACTTGCGGGTTGTGCCGTTGGACGTGCCAGCTCGTTAGTCCGTCTGAAGACCGCGTAATCAGCCTAACGGCTACGAACTTAAGGGGCTCAGAAATGGGCCCCTTTTTTGTGCCTAGTTGCCAAAGCGGGCAAGTATAGGATGAGCCTCTACGCTGACTTTCTCGCTGACGCTAAAGAGATGATCGCGGACTTCGGCGTGGCCGGAACCGCCAACTCTGGAGCCATTACCTTCTCCTGCCTTATCTCCGACCCCGCCGTCATGACCGTCCTCGAAGCAGGGGGGTATATGGAGCGGACCCAGTACTCGGTCAGGCTCCCCGCTGTAACGGCCTCCTGGAGCCTCCCAGACGGCTCTACGGGGTCATCGGCGGCCCTACTGTCGGCAGGTGTCCCCATCGCCTCCCTGGGGCAGGGCAAGAAAATCGTCGCCGGCGGCAAGACCGTCCGCATCACGACCCAGACCTACAAGCCCGGGTCGGCATGGATCACGCTCGTCGTCATCGACGATAACCAGTAACGCCGTGGTGACGGTCAGCATCAGTCCGAAGTCTCAGGCTGAGTTTATGGCTGGCCTCCGTCAGTTTGCTGCGAACACCGGGCAGACCATGCGGGACGCGGCGCTTGAACAAGCCGCCCTCGCCTGCCAAGACGCGGCAACCTTTACCCCTCCTATGCCGAAGGGCGGAGGCCGTGGCCTATCGAAGGCCGCCCAGACCGCTGGCGACGAAGCCGTGGCCGGAGACATCAAGAAGCTCTACGTCGCGGCTAACGACCGTAGCTCGAACTCAGCTGCGGGCCTCCTCGGCAATCAGCTGGCCTACGCCACCAAGTCCAACGACCTCGGCCTTTTTAACAAGATTATAGGCAAGGGCACGCTTCAGGCACTCAAGGGTCTGCCGCCCATCCTGCGGAAGATTGCCAATGACCAGGACTACACGCGGGCGTTCGCCAAGGCCAAGAACTACTTTAACACGACCAACCCCATCCAGACCGAATACGGTCAGGGCTTCGTCACTGATCTGCGTACTCCGCATAATCGCATCAAGGCCAAGTTCGGTGGCCGCATCGGCAAGGGCACGCGCCCGGTCACCATCAAGATGCTTGTCGAGACTAAGTCGGAGCTGACGCAATACATCAAAGACCGCCAGCAAATGGTCGGCATGATTAAGGCCGGATGGGCATCGGCTCTGCGCTCCCTGCCTAAGCCTGTCATCAACGGCATCCCCAAAGACTTCGGAGTCGACCTGCTCAAGGTGGCATGGATTAACCGGCACACGCAAGTCCGCGGGACCAACAGCCTCCTCGCCAACGAGAAGGTCGTCGAGCTGAGTGTCACCAACACCCAGGGCAACGTGAATAACATTGGCGTCGACGCTTCCGTACTGCCCCTGGTCTACGCCAACCGCATCAAGCAGATGAAGGCCCGCTTTGAGAAACACATGAACTCCACCATCCAGCGCGCTAATCGCCGCTAACCTTTATGGGCACCAAATCCATCCGTCACATCGTCGAGGCCACCGTCGCGACTTACCTCTCGACCCAGACCGGGCTGACCACCGTCACGTTCCTTACCGGGGACAACAACGCCACCCAGACCCTGCCAAAGGCCGTGGTCCTCTGCGAAGCCGCCAGGGCACCGTCCGACCTCCCCGAAGGCGAAGGCAACTTCAGCTGCTCGGTCCGCATTACCCTTTTCTCGAACGCCGACGACACGACCCTCGCCGATCACCGCCTACGCTGCGCCGCCCTCTCCGGCAATATGCGTGACCTGACCTCCATCAAGGCGGCCTTTACGGCCACGGGCGACGCGTCCTGCTATGACGTCACCATGCAGTCTGAAGACGAAGGGGTCGACGAGCGCTCCTGGGCAACCTCGTTCACCTTTGACCTACTGGCCGTCTTCCCCGCGTAAGGTTACCAAACCAAGCAAATACAAATGGCAGCTATCTCTAACGGAACGACCTGCCTCTACGGTGTTGCGGGCGTTGTCACCAACCTCTTCGTGCAGAGCTACTCGCTCTCCTCCTCGTTCAACGCCGAGGCCACGGTGGTCGACGAGACTGGCCTGACCAAAACCCACCGCCTCGACGACCGCAAGTCCGAGATTACGGTCGAAGGTATCTGCAAGACCTCCTCGATGCCTTCCCTCGGCGCCACTCTCAGCTTCACGCTGAACGCCACCACCGCTTACCCGTCTGGCTCGGCTTCGGTTTCCTTTAGCGGAGTCATCACTAAGATTGACGAGAAGGGCTCTAACAAGGGCTTCACCGCAGTCTCGGTCACGGCTATCGATTACGAAGGTATCTCGATGTAACTGCCACTTGCCTTGGCTTCGGCTTAGGCAAGTATCGGTTGCATGGACAAACGGTTCCTTTCGGCCTTCATCGACCCGGCTCCCTTTCGGCTGCTGGGTCGTTCCATGTACCCATGGTGCCTCAAGTACCGGGTGCGCCTGATGGCCTTTGACTCCCCGCTCGTCACTGGCTCCCGCGGCATCACCCCTGCCGATCTAATCTTCGCCTGCCAAGTATGCGCTGAAGAACCCCTGGGCGAGATTGGCTGGCGAGACCAGCTGCGGATGCTTCACCTTGCCCGCAACCCTGCCAAGTTTGAGGCCATGCTTGAAGCCTTTGCCGGCTACATCCTCGTGCAAGACTGGCCGAAGTTCTGGGAGCAAACCAAGAAGAGCAGCGGAGGAAGCAAGGGCGTGCCTTGGCCCCTGTCCATCGTCGCCAACCTTATCACCAACGGCATCGACGAGAAGCGGGCGTGGGAGATGCCGGAGTGTCAGGCCATCTGGCTCAACTCCGCCCTGGCTATCGCTAAGGGTGCGGACGTGGCGATCATGTCGCCCGAGGAGGAATCCTTCATGGCCGAGGAAGAAGCCAAGGAAACCGCGGCCCCCGCTTCCAATCCTGCAAAGGAAACACCCTGACGATGGCCCAAGACCTGACAGTAAACATCAAGACCACCTCCGACGTCCCGCAGGCGATGGACAAGGCGACACAAGCTACGAGTAACTTTGGCAGACAGGTGCAGGACATTCAAAAGAAGTTTGGCAATGCATTTAAGGACATCTTCTTAGGCTTCACGGCTCCGATGATTCTAATCCAGTCTGCCATCAGTTACATTAGTGCTGCAATGGAAAAAGCCCGCCAAGACGCCAAGGAAGGTTTAGACCTTATTGCCCAAGGCAAGACCGAGTTTGCCAATTCGCAGGAGGCTAGGACCGCCGCGTTTTTTAAGCGCCGCAAAGAATTGGAAGAAGAGAAGCGACTTGTTGCGGAAGGCCGTGCGAGCATAACCGAACAGATTTTAACCGACCCAGAACTTGGCAAAGGTTTCGTTCCCCCTCAACGTATCATGCAACGTCTTCAGTCTGGCGAAAGTATTAAGGGAGTATCAAAGGACCCAGAACTTGGACGCATGGCCATGGATTTCTTACAGCAGACCGAAAAGGGGCGTAAGATTTTAGCCGAATCAACTCCGGCTGAAGCCTCTAGGGGTTCCACCTCCTTCAAAGGCCCCGAGGGTTTCTCCAACGTCGTCGGCGTCGGCTCCAACCCGGTGATGGAGGCTATGACCGCCCAGCTCGAAGAGCAGCGCAAGCAGACCGCCCTTCTCCAGCAGATCGCCAGCCCTAACGGCAGCATCCCTGCCGACTTCACCAAATCCACTTCACCTTCTCGCGCCGCCCTTTTAAAGGGTGCACTATAATTTATGGCTATCGTAATCAATGGGAACGACCTGACCACCCCGCTCCTCCAGCCAGGCTGGACAGTATTGGATGACGGCTTCGGCCTCAACACCTCCACGACTGTTTTCAAATGTGACACCACGTTCGACATCGACGCTTTTGCCGTCAAGGGCGACCCGCACCCAGACCCGACCTACTCTTACCTAAAGCTCGACAAGTGGAAGGTCAGCTGGGACAGCCTGGACATCGCCACCCTGACCATTGATTACGTCGGCATCGACACGGCCATCAACAGCGGCGTGCGCACAAACCCCAACACGTCCTCGGCAAACGGCCTGACCACGGAAAACATCACGACCCACCCTAACTTCTTCACGACTATTGCCGGCACTAGTTACGCCCAGTCGCCGCTTGGTCCTTTGGTCGAGATTAAGAATCCTGTTGATTACCTTACTCAGGTCATCGCTTTGCAGACTGTTATTATCAGCAAAAAGCAGTCTTATGTCGGCCTTAATGGTTCCTGCTTTGAGAGCGAAGACGGTGGGCGTTTTATTGGCTTTGTCGACCCGACCTACCCCAGCTTCTACGGGAAGACCAATTATCTCACAACGACCTCAACTTACTCTGGCGTTGTCTATTCGACCCAGATTGCCGACGTCCAAGCCTTGCTTGCCTTACTGAATAGTGCCACCGCTACCAACTCATGGGGCATCTTTAGTCTCCTGCCCGCATGGGCGCCCATTGGGGTCGGCTCGGGTAGTGGCAACGTAAACCTGCTCTCTCAGGTCAACGTCGAGTCCTTTGGATCGCTCTATAAAATCATGTACGAGATTAGATACTCAAAGGTAGGCTGGCATCCGTTGGTCTATACCAATATCTAATCAATGAGCCTCCAGCCCGGCAACGGTTACAACTTCGTAGCGTCCAGCCAGGGCACGTCTCTGGACATCGACAAACCGTGGACGCCGCCGATTGGCGACCCGATGGTCTTTGCTCCGCAGTTAGTATTGGGCAACCCATTCCTCCCACCGCAGCTAGTCTACGGCGACGGCTCCGGCGGCATCCCTTCCCCGTTTGAGTGCAAGATTGTTAGCATCAACGGTCAGCGGTTCCTGCAAATCGGCGTGGGGTCCATTAACTACACTTCAAGCGCTATGCCACTTATCAAGGGCGGCGCGGCGACGCGGATCATGCAAGCCTATGCCAACAAGGTGCAAATCTGCCCGAGCGGAACCCGTACCTATGGCGACCTTTACCCGCTGTACCCCTTTGACCAGCCTAGCTACTCCCTGACGGCATGGATGGAAGACGGTGGGGGTTATGAGTTATCTGACACTAACGACCCGGTAACCCTGTACGCCTTTAAGTGGGATGTGGCTGTTGGCGTTGAACCTTTTAACGAAAGCGACGTGGTCAACACGGGGCTCCCGACGCTGGCCCTGCTTGCTTCGTCTAACAGCTCCGACATCAACAAGGTCGCCGTGGACGCGGGCCCCTCCCTTTACGTCCAGACGATGAACATCCAGCCGATGACTGGATATAGTAACTTACCTGCGCCGTTCCCTGATAGCGACTGGGGCTACTGTCACACCTCCTGGCTGAACCCGCGTAAGTTAGGCTACAGTTACAAGGCCATCGCCACCGTCACCCCAGAAGCAAACACCTTTGCCATGGTCGGAGGAATTGAGCGCGTCGGTATTCCGCTTGTGCAGAATCAAGTGCAGCACATCAGCCTGATCGGTAAGGCGTCAGGTGGCACTGCCTTAATCAGCTGCGGCGGCAGTGTCTCGACCATCCCCTTCCCCGTTACAACCTTCTGGGACGCGGTTGCCCCAGTCTACTCGGACGAGTTGACCCTGGCTAACTGCCTAAACTCCATGCCGCCTATTACCTTAACGGTAGCCGGGGAGGCCGTGGTCATCCCCTTCACCGGGAATGTCGCGGTCAGCAGGACCACCGAGGGCTCATACTACGTCACTTTCTGCAATCAGCTGCAGGGCCTTAACCCGCCCCAGCTTGTCTTCAACACTGGGGCCGTCACGGCCTATGCATACGACTTCCAGATTACCCAATACGTCACCGGGAACATCGACCTGACCACGCCAATGCAGACGGGCATGGTGCAACTGCGGAACGTGCCCGACGAGGACGAAGCGGACGACCCCTACAACGCCAACGAGGAAGAGGAATGGGATCAAATCGTGAACAAGCCGGAGTGCCTGGCTTGCACTGACTTCTCGGGGGACGTCACGACCTCTGGTATGTTTGGCATGACTTCGGCCGCCGCCATCCCTGTAGACTACAGCATCGCCGACGCCTGTGGCGATCCGTGCGGGCATCCGTTCCAAGTGCACAAGTCTGCCGCGGCAAATACCTTCACGGTCTGCACGGGCATGGTCAACAACGAGATTCCGAACAACAACGATTCCACCTTCGAAATCGAAAACGGCTTTATCTACCTCGAGGTCCCGTACGACAGCGACACAAAGGCTTTCCCAGAGGTGGGCGAAGTCATCATCGCAACCGGCGCGGCCGTGCCAAACTCGGACAAGGCTTTCTCGTACGTCGCTATCGCCCAGATTGTCGCAGGGGAAGCCAATCAGCTTGTCACCGGATCGCTATGGGGCGACCGCATCCAAGTCGGCGCTGGTGCAACCGAGTCGGCTTACTACTATTACGCGCAAGTCTAATGCCCGCTTCCGTCGTCAACATTGGTGGCCCTACGTCTCAAAACACTTGGGCAGCCGTGCGGTCGCCTATGTGGAAGGGTACTGGATTTAAGGGTTTAGTTATACCCAATAACAAAAACTGGAGCAGGGAAGGTGTTACTGTTCCATCTCTTACTCGTTTCAGTTCTGGATACCCAGAAGCAGTCGGCCCAATGTTAAGGGCGTTCCCTTTCTTAAAAATGGGGGTGGCTGGTTTAATCGGAATTTCTACATCAATGAACTTGGGGTGCGATTATTTAACAATTCAACAAAACCCCGTCATTGTAAGGTTTTTTTTAAATCTAGGAAGAGGCGAAGGAAGGCCCGACGAAAAAGATGAAAAAGTTATACAAGGTTATGGTCATGGTCTGTTTCCTTTTATACCTGGAAAAATGGGGTATGACATTAACTCGGCTAGAGCAACTTTTACGGGGGCTTCTGTGAGCGTAACTTTAAACCCAGGCCCGGGCATGAGTCCAGTTACCTTAAGTGTAGCAATTACCGATGCCCTGTTTAAGGATAACCCTGAGTTCGTCTCTGGCGTAAATGGAATAACGATTGGTGACTATACTTGGCCTGAACCTCATGGTGATGACTGGCCGGCCCCCCGCTGGACCATTAACTCGGTCACGCTAGCCTGACCCCCCTAC